CGCGGCAAATTTATACAGGCACAGAAATGATCGGCATCGCTCAGATTCCTAAGTCTAATGCGGTACCGGTTTTTAGTACTAAAGAGGCGCAGGGTACTGTAAAGGTAAAATAGTATAGCATGTAACGATACAAGGGATACTTGGGGGCACGTGTATTACCTTCCTCCTCCTACTTATTATCCATTCTGGCAACCTCCGGTTATCCCATGTATCCTACTATACCAGTAGTAAAATATAACTTTTGTCCACAATGCGGAATTAAGCTAGATGAAATAATGGGATATGTATGTGGTAATCAAGGTTGCCCAGTATTTATAGGAGTAACATGCGAACTATCATAGCAGGCAGTCGTTCTTGTAAAGATGAAAAGATCGTACTTGATGCAGCGGATAATCTACCTTGGCTAATTACTGAAGTAGTATCAGGTACCTGTCATGGACCAGATCAGTTCGGAATATCCTGGGCTATTACTAACGAAGTACCTATTAAGCGATTTCCGGCTAATTGGCCTAAGTTTGGACAAGGTGCAGGATATAATAGGAACATAGAAATGGCTAAGTATGCGGAGGCATTACTAGCTATTTGGGACGGCGTTAGTCGCGGCACAGGCCATATGATTGATACCGCTAGAAAAATGGGATTAAAAGTAGAAATAGTTCTACTCTAATATTGTCGTAATTCGGATCAAGTGGATGTGCGTTGGACGCGGCTTCGAAGCCGCCAGCTCCACCAGACAGTATATTAGACCGCTGCGTCAACAAGTCTGCATAAGGTTTCTAGAACTAGATACAGCGCAGGTTAAAATAGTATACTGTCTAATGGGGCTGAAATGGTATCGACAGCGTAAATAAATGAGATACGCGACACGGTAGGCGATGACCGTTAATCAAGCAAAACCTTTAAATGCAGCAAACGATGCATACTTCGGAGAAGAACGCCTAGCGGCTTGAACCTTCGCGTAGGATCTATCCTATGTAACCAAAAATAGAACGAGACGAAAAGGTTTAGCGGCCCTGCTACTGCCACAACAGTAGATAGTCTCACCCTTTATTACTTTGTGGAGTATTATATGACAATAGGAATTTATTTACTATATTTTAGTGAAATAGATCAGGTGTACATCGGACAATCTACCAATATAACTAAAAGATATAGAGATCATAAGTCCGCATTAGGATTACAGAAACATACAAATTGTAAGTTACAAAATGCGTATAATTTGTATGGTTTTCCAAATATAGAAATACTGGAAGAATGTAGTATTTCTGATTTAGATAGTTTAGAAGTATATTGGACAAACGAATTCGATTCTCTAAATAATGGTTTAAATACCTGCTATCCCGGTAAAGGGGCTGGAAGCGGTACTAATAATCATAACTCTAAGTATACTAGACTGCAGTTACTTTTAGTTTTTAGAAAGTTATATTTAACATCAGGAATAGCAGATAAGACTATTGGCGAAATGTACGGAGTACACGAAAGTACGGTAATTAGTATACGACTAGGCAATAGTCATCTTTGGCTCAGAGAAGACTATCCTTGGCAATACGCTAGAATTAAGTCTAAAGATAATAAAGATAAGTTTCATACCCCTAATCTAATCGAAGGTGGAATTTATCTAACCGATCCATCAGGAAAAGTTCACCATATAATAAATATAAGAGAATTTGCAAGAAATAACGGCCTAGACGGTAGCTCTATATCTAAAGTAATAAACGGTAAGTTTAAGCAAACCAAAGGCTGGACAAAATAGTTGGAGCGGCCCTGTCCATAAACAGGGCTATATAAGAAATTAGTCTAGATGTAAGGTTGCGGTAACTTCCTAGCATTGAACAGTCTAGAGCCGCATGGTTTACCGACCAAAATGCGAAATAGAACAGTCAGGCTGAGAATCTGATGGTCCCTAGTGGTACGAAGGGCTTGCCTAGTGGCAATGTAGTTTAATGGATCGACTAATTTCTTATGTACTAGTAGAAATATTATGAAGAAATATATCACCACAGTAGACGATTATTATACCTTTCTAACCCACAATGACTCCTACATGCTAGAAGTACCTAAAGGTACAATTTTGACAGCGGAAGGTGGTGAGCTGTATTTCAATGGAAAGTGTGCCATTGACAGTCTATACTTTCTACTATACAATGGATTTATCAAAGAGTACACAGAGACTATTTGAAATGCTTCATCAAGACGATGATCCTGTGTGGGGGCACGCATCAGGCTCCCTGGTATGTAGGCTGTGCCTCCAACAATATAGGAAGCACCCATACTTTGACGAACATTTAAGTACTGGGCATCCTATAGATCATCGTCTCTGTAATGGGGATGTAGTACACCTATAAGGAGATTAATATGGAATACTTATTTATTTTGGCCTCAGCATTGTTCACAATTTTTCTAATTAATCTAACTATTACAAACAAGGGTAAGTAAGCCGAGTTGGACTAGCGGCAGCGGTCTTGAAAACCGAAGGGTACATAATATGGCTGTGAGAGTTCGAGTCTCTCCTTACCCGCCAAAATATTCACTTGATCCTAGTGCCAAATCAGTTTATAATGATTCTTTAATTGATCGAGAAATACCAATGAAAAAGTACGCAGTAGCACTGTACTCCAATTTTGAGGGCTCTATGCTAATGGATACGGTGTACGCCAAGTCTGAGTTAGAAGCTGGCAAACAGTTTCTTCTATCTCAGGGTGATAATACCGTAAACGATATGATTAATATTAATACACTTGACGAACTACAGCAGTACGTATTCGATCAAGATCATGCTATCGGCGTTCTAGCTGTAAACGAAACAGATTGGAAGAAATACTCTAATGCTACTTCTTCCGCGATGCCGGTTTCAATTCAATAATGCGCGGTCCGGTCGGCTTAGGAGTTGGTCTGCAAAACCAAATAGCTGAGTTCAATTCTCAGGCGCATTTCCAATGATGGACCATACACCTAAACCTACTGTTTATCTAGTATGGTCCGTAGATAGATACGGGTTTGTATCCGTTGAAATATTGCGTGTATAGTTTAATGGTAAAACCAGACGTTGCCAACGTCTAGTCGAGAGTTCGATTCTCTCTACCCGCCCCAATTAGATGAGGTTGTAGGAAGTACAACTATAACCTGAGCCGAGGAAGTCAGTCGAAGGAGTGTTCGGCCCACAAAGGATTAGACTGATTCATCTAGAGTACGTTAGCTCAGTTGGCAGAGCGCGACGGCGGTTGAGGTCAGGGGTTCGAGCCCCCTACGTACTCACTATAGGAAATTTGAACTTGATTGTTCAGTTTTCAATCTGTATAATCTATTTATAGATTGAAAAAGGAATAAAAGAAATGAAGCATTATATTGTGCATATGCACGTTGGTTACGCAGGAATGGACGGGCATGACATTCTGTCTATGCCTGACGACGCTACCGAAGATGAAGTTCAAGACGCGGCCCATTTGATGGCTATTGAACACGCAGAGTCCTATGGATACTGCCCGCCTAGCGACGAGTATCCTGAAGATGATGAGGATTCGGATTGGAACTCCGATCAGACTTCCGATAACATCGAGGGCTACGCAGAACCTTATGACCCTGAAAAGCATGATACGCATCGTGCTGGTGGAGGTTCTTTCATGGACGATATTGCTAGGAATGAGGCACGATAATGGGTTGCGTAGCAAATATTACTAAGGATACTTTTCCTAGGCAGGGAGAGTACCTCTCTCAAAGAGCTAAGGTTTATTTCCATTACGACACCCGAACTGAATTTCTGGGTACTATTGTACGCGATAATATGGAGCCCCCATGGCGTACTATTATTAAACTAGATGATGGTAGGGTTGTACTAGCTACCGAATGTCAATACTCTCCGGTTCCTTAGCAAAGTAGGTTAATGCAGCAGACTCATATTCTGCCACACAGTGGTTCGAATCCACTAGGAACTACCAAAATAATATGAAACCATTTCTAGCAGAGTATCTACACTGTTCAATGGCGGGTAGCTATTGGATTCCTTGTGAAATTCATGGTTGGGACGACAAATCGGAACGGTTTAAAGTAAAGTATCATGATTTTATTATCGAAGAAGACGAATATGTTTGGTCTCCTTACGATCAGGTTAGAGGATATACATGGCCAAGCCTTTCACAGCACTTCGCGACTCACGGCTGGGTCTAGACGACGTACTACCATTCGGTAGGCATCAAGGCTACACAGTAGAGGAAATTCTAAAGGATAGGCCCGAGTATATATCTTGGCTAATGTCCAATACTACTCTTAAGTTCTATCCTAGCGTACACGAATTACTTCTGCTAATGAAGCCTAAACGTGTGCCACAACATACAAGTTTTAACCCTAAATATTCCGGTAAATCATACGATTTCATCATCTACGATGAGCTATTTGATGACATACCCTTTTAAACAGAAAGAAATAAATAATGTCTAACAACTCATTTGCACAACTATTCGACAACGCACTAAACGCTAACCAAGTTAAGGTTGACCCTGCCTCTACCCTTCTTAACCATGTTAAGAACCGCGGCTTCATTGTGGGTTCCGTAGATGAAATTGGTAATGTATCTTTTGCCAAAGATCCAGTTGTACATCTAACTAAGAATGACGCTGCTAAGGAAGCCCAGCGTTTAAGCGCGCTTACTCCTGGTAAGGCGTTTATCTATGTGCAGTTCGCTGGTGGATACCTAGTGCCACGTATTACTAACGCATACGTATTCTAAAAATTTGGGGGGTTGGTGTGAGAGGTTAGCCGCCATCCTTACAAGATGACTGATACTGGTTCGAGTCCAGTACCCCCCTACCAAAAATTCGTCAGTACGTCGTGACGTTAATCAATAGACGGCATCTGGCTAGGGGAGAATTGCCCTAGTAAAGTCCAAAGGAGCTCTGGACCGCGCGAGGATGGCTTTGACTCGCATTTTCCTTACTTAGCTCATTAGGTAGAGCGGCATCTTGAAGCGTTGCGCGTGGGTGGTTCGAATCCATCAGTAAGGACCATAAAGTTAGTAGTAATAAATTCTGGATATTTCCAGCTTTGCTAACTGGGAGCCAAGCTTACTACTAACTTTATGGAGGATAAATGCATACTTATCACGTAACTTATTACTATTTAGCTACAGGCATGGGAGGTCATGCAGATACTGCTGACCACGGATACGTGGAAGCATGGTCAGCTGAAGAAGCAAAAGATATTGTAGGACGCAGAATTGCTCCTCGTGAAAAAGAGAAAGCATATAGAGAATGGGGACTTACCGCAAAGCGTGTATGGACCGATCATTCTAGAATTAATGATATTTAGGGTTATTAGTATAGAGGTCATTACGGTGGATTGTCTATCCATTTACGGGAGTTCGATTCTCCCATAGCCCGCCAAGTAATAGAGTGCTATCCCTGATGGTGATGGGCACTGATTGGAAATCAGCTGGATTGGGAAACTGATTAGAGTTCGATTCTCTAGCACTCTGCCAAGGATTGGTATAAATGATTGATTTAAGTAAAGAAGATATCAGACAATCTCTACAGGATAAAGACGATATCAGACAATCTCTACAGGATAGAGAAAAGTATATCAAACTTATTAAATCTTCTAATTTAGAAGAATCAGTAAAAAGGTTTTGATTGCTTTAATAAAAGTAACATTTAGATAATATGAGTTATAATATATTTTTCGCAAGCGACCATCACTTTCAGCACAGTAAGTGTTACGATACATTTACATTATATGACGGTAGATTTATGCGTCACCAGTTTGCTAACGCAGACGAGGGTGACCAAGCAATGATTGATCGCCACAACGCAATTGTGCGTCCGGAGGATCGCGTTTATTTTGTAGGAGACGTTTGTTTTCACAAGAAACACCTGTACAAGGTAGGCCAAATGAATGGCCGTAAAGTTCTAATTAAGGGAAACCACGATCTACTAGAAATGAAGGATTACCTTCAATACTTTGATGATGTACGTGGAGTACATCAGTTTAAAGGGATGGTAATCACACATATTCCAGTACATCCTGATAGTCTTGGCAGGTGGGGGTTTAATGTGCATGGGCACTTACATGCTAACAGGGTAATGAGTCCAAAGTACTCTGGTAGACCAGATGAGCGTTATTTCAACGTATCAGTAGAATGCATTAATTACACACCGATTTCACTTGATGAAGTCATGAAATTTAAACCGAAGGAATAAAAGAAATGTCATGTTTTGATAAGAAGGCTTACAAGTATCTCAAGCAGGCTGCAAAGCGCGCTAGAAACGTTCACGTAGTCAGCGATCCTTGCTATCTTGATGATGCCGTAGGAGTTAGTATTGCGTATCGTCCCTCTATTGAAAATACTAACTGCCGAATGCTAGACGTCGCTGTTTCTTATTGCTCACCAGAAGATAAGTACAAGCGCAAACACGGTAAGTTCCAAGCCCTTAAACGCTTGGCAGCGGGTGAAGTAGTAAAGATGCCATACGCACAATTACTACTTAACGAGGGACCAGAGGCTGTAAACGAAGTGCTAATCGCCGCATTTACACTTGATTATTAAAGAATACCCGCCTAGTGCGGGTATTTGCATTTGTGGAAAGAGATAACGTGCAAGACATTACGAGTATTGTAAGAGCGCAGGAGGAAATTGAAGGTCTGCGCCAAGCTTCAAAAATCCACGAGGCAGAGATATCCACTAATCTAAAGAAAATAGTGGAACTTCAGGACTTTATAGTTAAGAACTGCCCCCATTCTACTGTTAGTAGAAAGTCTAAGTACTCAAGTGGTGGATACGACTATAGATCGGTAACTACCGACTGGCAAGAGTGTACAATTTGCGGTCAACGATTCAATGAAAGAAAAACATATGGCGGCTTCCAATAATAGATTTGTACTAGTAGACTTTCTATCTAAGAAAGCTGTAGTATATGAGAAAAGAAATCCTTTGGCTACATATGAGTTTGTAGATGGGCAACCATTTTCGGCCGAGGACATTGAGTGGGCACGTACCGAAGAATATAAAGACAAAGCATAAAATTTGCTTGAATATAAAGGTAAAAAGTAATATAATGAGTGAATGTTCAGTAAAATTAGTTGCAGTAACTAAGCCAATAATTGAGGGTATTAACACAGCAGAAGACTTTGTAGCCTATGCAGCTAGAGTGTCTAATCCATCTAATCAGATGAATACAGAAACCTCTGGTAAACTATTAAAATACCTAATTAAAAACCAACACTGGTCTCCCTTTGAAATGGTACATGCTACTCTAGAAATTAATACTACTAGAGATATAGCCCATCAGATTGTAAGACATAAGAGTTTTGCCTTCCAGGAGTTCAGTCAGCGATATGCAGACGTTCGGGCAATGGGATTTACTCTTGCAGAAGCCCGATTACAGGATCAAAAGAATAGGCAGAATAGCATTGAATTAAATGACCAAGTAATACAAGAAAACTGGAAACAAATCCAGGAGAACGTACTACGTATTTGTACGGAAGCTTATGATTGGGCTATTCGCAACGGGCTAGCTAAGGAAGTAGCTCGTAAACCTCTTCCAGAAGGTCTCACTAATACTAGATTATATATGTCTGGAACGTTACGTTCCTGGATTCATTACTGTGCAATTCGTACAGATAAATCTACACAAAAAGAACATAGGATAGTAGCAGATCAAGCTCTGCTAATCCTAAAAGAGGAATTTCCCTCGATTTCAGAATTAATCCTATGATTATAAATAGCTCAGACTATAATCCTTTTCCTGCTATTAAAGCTCGTATAGTCGATAAGGCCTACTCGCTAGCAGATATGGACTTTATTAAGAAGGAAATGTTTAAGGGAGGAATTGCTCCCGAAACAGATGAAGAGTTTGATCAGATTCTTAACATGCTAGCAGAAATGGATATTATTTAATGGCACAAAAAACTAGTAAGTCTAATGAGGCTTACTTTGCACGTTACAAGCAGAGCAATTTATACGCTGCGCATCGAAAAGCTAGACTAGCAAAACTAGTTAAAGAGCAGCCCAATAATCTTCAATTGCCTCTAGCTCTGAAGAACGTAGCTAATTATAGGCGTAAATCGCCAAATTCTCCTGTTTGGAGTCATCAACAGATTGCAACGGCAAGACTATTCAAGCATTTTGTTGGTAAGTTTGACAAATTGATGTTTAGCCAAAAGGATGAAGATGCAGCGGTAGCAAGGAAGGCTAGAAATGAGAACCTATTTCCTAGAGAGATTAAACCGACAGTGACTAAGAGGCGCATTAGCGAGTTTTCTCTAGCTGCTCGCGCGCATGATGGTATGGGTAACCTAGTATGGAGTTAATTATATTTTATTTCCTATTCGCAGCCACAACAGGTATTTGGGCAACTTACGAACTATTTAATCCTATACTGGAAGAATTAAAAATACTCAATCCAGAAGATTTACTAGTGCAGAATAGGTGGTTGAGCTTAATGACTATGGCGTGTATTGCTACGTTATTTGCCCCGCTTTTCATTGGTATTGTACTAACCCCCGGATTATCTGCATCTTTTAAAGAAACCATGCTAGATATGGTTACGACCCAACCCGAGAAAATTTGATATTGACTTTACGGTGCTAAACCGCTATAATATATACTCAATTCGGAAATCTACATGAAAACCATTACATTTAAGTACACAAAGAAAGACGGATCTGTTTCGGAGCGTACTCTACTCGCTTTGGTAACTCCAGGCGATAAGTATGCTGGTATTGATGTTAGCGAACTTGACCCATATATGGCAGGTAAGTTTATAGAAGAAGCGGAGGCTGCACACGCAGAATATGTTGCTCATCTTACCCGTATACAGGCTAAGTACGATCTAGTACATAACTACCGTCAATTTCTTGCTTCGGGTATTTCAGAATTGAGTGAAATTTAATAACCCGCAAGTGTTCCGGTAGCACAAGACACTCCAAACGTCTTTGACGGGGTTCGATTCCCTGGCGGGTTGCCACCTAGGAGATTTTATGGCCACAAAACCGAAGTTCCCACCAGTTAAGCCTGAAGATAAGCCTGAAGATAAGCCAGTAAAGCCGGTAAAAATGCCGCCTAAGAAACCTGGTTGTTAAATTTTAGCTTGATTTTCGAATCCTTAAGTGCTATAATATTTATAGTTGGAGGACTCGAAAAATGGATTATGCCTTAGATATTTGTAATAAGTTAAACCTAGATCCTAATTTTGTATTAAAGAAAAAGATACGTGGATTAAGCGGAATAACCATTTATAGTTTAATACATGCTTTAATACATAATAGTTCAATTGCCGAGGCATCTAAATTTTTAGGGTATAGTGATAACCCTATTAAACAAGCAATTAGAAATATATTAAAGCCAATCTTTTCTAACAGAAAAGAAAGTTTCTGTGATGGAGGTTCCCCAGAGTGGCGAAATACTTTACTATATACTATAGGATATAAACATTGCCCTAGTTGCAGTGATATATTGAGTATTGACCAATATACTAATGATTCTAGTAGTGCTACCGGTAAAACCTATAGATGTAGATTTTGCCTATTACTTAAATCTAAGGAAGAAAAGCAGTATATAATACAACGAACCCCTGCTTGGAGCGAGATTGATTTAATAGCAAAATTCTATAAAAATTGTCCGAAAGGGTATCATGTAGATCATGACTTACCACTAAGAGGGGAACTAGTATCAGGATTGCACGTATTATCTAATTTAAGATATTTACCTGCACTAGAGAATATTAGTAAGGGTAATAAATTTAATATAAGCTGAAGTCCCATAGCGGCGATTGGAACGGTTTTGTAAGCCGTTATAAAAACATCGTGAGTTCGAGTCTCACCTTCAGCACCACATAATGTCAAAAAAATTCAGAGCTTACGATACTAAAATAATCGTAGATACATTCTCTCAAACAGCTCAAATTGAGCAAACTATCACAGGGATGCTGGGAGGTAAATCAAATATTGAAATAGTTGATTTACCTGTGTCTACAATACCTACTACTATGTTGTATGCGATAGTAGTATGTTATAATGCTATGTTTAACATGCTAGAAGAAGCTCAGCTAATTCAAGACGGGCATGTTAAACCCTCCGCGACCATTCATTAAGGAAACAAATGTCAGACGACACAAACGAAAAACTAAAGCAAACCATTATTGATAAGTACCTAGCCGCGGAGCCTACTCCCGAAACTAGTACTGAAATCGTTAAAGAAATTGCAGAAGAACTAGATCAGTCACCTAATAAGGTGCGTATGCTGCTTGTAAATGCGCAAGTATACGTTAAGAAAGATGCTACCTCTACTTCCAAGGAAGGAACAGCTAAGAAGACAGCTGGAGAGGGTACTAAGCGTGTTTCCAAGGAATCACAGATTGCCGCTCTAAAGGCGGCTATTGTTGCTAAAGGCGCAACTGTAGATGATGATATCCTTGACAAACTGACTGGCAAGGCTGCTGCGTACTTTACTACCGTTCTAGGTAGTAAGTAATTAAAGGCTGCCTAGTGCAGCCTTTTTGCTTTGTAAAATTTGAATTTGCTTCGCTATAGTTACTATGCTATAATGATATATTAAGGAGATATTTTATGGCAACAAAGCGCAGCAAATCAGCAGACAGTGAAAAACTAGATAGCGCGCACATCGAGCACGTTATCAAAATGCTAAAGCCCGCGGATGGTTCAAAGCCGTGGACAAAGAAAGAGTGTTGTGCCTACTTAGGTATGACGTATAATACTACCAGGCTTGGTAATATTATTGAAAAGTATGAAGAAAATAAGGCTAAGGATGCCGCCCGTAGAGCTGAAAAGCGTGGAAAGCCTGCTACAGAAGCTGAGATTTCCTACATAGTAACAGGATACCTAGAAGGAGCAGCGATTGATAGCATTTGTTCAGCGTTGTATCGGGGGCCTACTTTTGTACGTAGCATTCTGGATAGTCTTTCTGTTCCTATCCGTCAGTCTGCCCATAGTTATTTTCGCCCTGGTATTGTTCCCGACGAAGCTGTTAGGGATAAGTTCGCAGTAGGTGATCTAGTATATAGCATGAGATATGATTCTCTGGCTAAAGTACATAAAGAATTCTCGCCTGGTGTGTACCGGCTATATTTACTATCAGATAAGTGGTTACAGTATTGCTATCAACCAGCGTATGAACTTGCTTCTCTAGAACACTTAAAGAAGTACATACATGTCTGATGCCCCGCTATACGAAAAAATTCTATCTGAAAACCCTGAAAAAGGTTCACAGCTACGGCTTGTAGTAAGTCTATTTCGCGATGTAGAGTATTTACATATCCGTAAGTATTTTCTGTCTTACGACGAAGGATACGTACCTACCAAAGAGGGCATATCTATGCCCGCCACCATATCTAGCATATACGCTCTTTTAGATGGTTTGGTAGAAATCTGTTCTTACGAAGAAAGCATTGACGCAGTTAGCAAGCACTTCAGTGATAAAATTGACGCATTAAAAAATGAGAAACAAACTAGTAGAATTCCTGAACCTGGCAGCGCGTAATTACTACGCTGGTACTCCGATAATTTCGGATGAAGTGTTTGATAAGTTATCCGAATCAGTAGGGTACGATGAAGTGGGGGCTAAACAACATGAACACCTTGAAAAGCACCTATATCCTATGTACAGCCTTCAAAAATACTATGAAGGAGAAGGTACTAGGCCTGTGTTACCGGGAACCAGAATTGATTCAAGTCCTAAGTTGGATGGCGCTGCTATTAGCGCTCTCTACATTAATGGTGCTCTTGTACGTGTACTCACTCGTGGCGACGGCGTAGAAGGTACCATTGTAACAGATAAGTTTCTAGTTACTAAGCTTATCCCCCACTATATTGCTGCTTCACTAGTTCCTGATGTAATTCAAGTTACTGGAGAGCTATGTGCCCCTAAGCACGTAGAAAATGCTAGAAATTACGCTGCTGGTGCATTGAATTTGAAGGATGTTAACGAGTTTAAGACTCGTAGCGTAGAGTTCTTTGCCTACGGGGTTAATCCAGTACTAACAGACTCCTTCCAGCACGATATGATGATGCTGAAGTCATGGGGATTCAACACTGTTAAAGACCCAGAATTATGGAATATATTCCCCACAGACGGAATTGTTCATAGACTAGATTCTAATAAAGAATTCTACGAAGCGGGGTATACGTCCAAACATCCTAAGGGAGCATTGGCAGTAAAAGAGCGGGGAGCTAGTGTTGAAACTAAATTACTAGATGTAATTTGGGAAACTTCTAGAAGTGGAAAAGTAACTCCGGTAGCTATTCTAGATCCTGTTAAAATTGGAGATAAATTAGTAAGTAGAGCTACTTTAAATAACATTAGTTTCATTAGAGCCTTAGATATTGAAATAGGAGATACTGTTGGCGTTATTCTCGGGGGGGAGATAATACCTAAAATTACCCATAAAATACCTTAAAGAAATTTATGGTTGCCAATTCTTTGCTACTATGCTATAATAATAGTATTGAGGAGGAAATATGGGAATTATTTATTCATGTCGTAATAACGTTACCAATAAAATATATATTGGTATGTCGATTAGAACGCTTTCTGCTAGAAAACAAGAACATCTAAAAGAACTGCGTAATGGCATAAAAAAGGGCATATGGCAACAAGAGTTTGACATGTATGGAGAAAGTGCTTTTGAGTTTTCTATACTAGAAGAAACTGAAAATGTATATTTACCAATAGTAGAATTAGAGTATATAAATAAGTTCAATACTATTGAGCCTAATGGCTATAACAGAAAACTAAGTTGTAGAGCACAATTTTATCCAGAAGATTTAGCTAGTGCGTCCAGACATGATATAGAATCTTTATTAAAGGCTCTATCTTTAGGTGTGTATACTCAGGAGAGTATTCCAAATATATCCAAACTGACAGAATTAAGTATAGGTACAGTTAGCGATCTTCTACGATGTAAGTCGTATAAGTGGATCAAGCATTATGACGAAGAAACCTATATAATGCTGGAGAATATACTTACTTCAGGGATTAGAAGATCCAGTCTATCATTATTACCGAAACTTACTACTGCTATAGATATTATTCTAACGGAACCATATAATATTAGATTAGTAGCTGAGAAAAGTGGTTTAAGAGTACCGCAAGTAGAATCCTTACTAAGAAGGCGTTCTTACCTATGGCTAGAAAAAGTTTTGCCGGATAAATATGCCAAAGTGGTAGAGCTTTACAATAATAGAAAAATGCATAAAAGTACTGCCAAATCTTTAATAGATTTAAATACAGGAGATATTTATACAGGTACCTCTATACAGGAACTAGCCAATATTCTAAATATAGACCATCGTAGAGTATCTGACTTAATATCCGGTAAATTAGAAGTATATCAAAATAAGTATATGTTATGCACATAGCTGATAAAATTTATACTTGCATCAGCCGTCCTAATGCGCTATAATAATAGCATACCAAGTAAAAAAGTAACATAAATATGGAAATTATTGAGCCTCAGCACTGCCCCTCATGCGGTTATGCCCTAGAGAAAGTGCAAGACCAGTTATTCTGTAGAAATATCTCTTGTACTGCCCAAGTAAACGGTAAGCTAGTACATTTCTGTAAGACACTTGGTATTAAGGGTATGGGCCCTAAAACTATAGAAAAGCTCCAGTTAGGAGATATTACAGAACTCTTCTATTTAGACTCCCCGGAAGTGGCTGAGCTATTAGGCGATAAGATCGCCAATAAGCTTCTTGATGAAATCGAAAGAGCAAAAAGCTCATCATTTGCTACGGTTCTAGAGTCTATGTCAATCCCTTTGGTAGGGGGTGTAGCTTCCAAGAAATTAGCCGCATTAGTATCCAATTTTGAAGAGATTACAGAAAAGAAATGCGAAGAAGCCGGATTAGGTCCTAAGGTAACTCAGAACCTAATGAGCTGGCTAGAGAATGAGTATTTACAAATACAAGAATTTTTACCGTTCTCATTCGGTTATGTTGTGCAAGAGCAACTGGCCGGAAAAACAGTTTGTATTACTGGTAAACTAACGTCATATAAAAAGAAAGCCGATGCTGAAGATGATCTAAAAGCAGCAGGCTTCACTCTAGTAGATTCGGTAACAAAATCACTGAATTATCTAGTGGATGAGGGCGACGGTACATCAGCAAAACGTAAAAAGGCCGAACAATACGGCATTATCATTATAACCGATCTAAACGATCTACTGAAAGAAAAAACAAATGAGTGAAACAAAGAGCAAAAAGTGGAATGACGAAGCCGTAGCAACCCTAATGGGAATCGTTAACGGTGAATCTCCAGTATCCGCAGCAACAGTCGAAAAGGCCGCTACTGCACTGGAAGTCAGCACACGCTCCGTAGCTGCTAAGCTACGTCAATTAGATATGGATGTGGCCTCTCTAGCTAAGGAAAAGGTATCCACCTTTACTCCAGAAGAAGGAGATGCACTGGCAAAGTTCGTAGTAGACAATGCCGGTCAGTTTACCTATAAGGAAATCGCTGAACAATTCCCAGGTGAATTTACTGCCAAGCAAGTACAAGGTAAGCTTCTAGCACTAGAGCTTACTGACAAGGTTAAGCCTACTGAAAAGATTGAAGTAGCGCGTACCTATACTCCTGAACAAGAAGCAACCTTCATCAAGATGGCAAATGCTGGTAAGTTCATCGAAGAAATCGCTATTACTCTGGGTAAAGAAGTAGCGTCTGTTCGTGGTAAGGCCCTAAGCCTAACTCGCAGCGGTGCAATTACTCAGATTCCTAAGCAAAAGGAAAGTCATGCTAAGGATGTAGTTGATGCTGTAGCCGCTCTAGGCGACGCTGTTAAGACTATGACTGTAGAAGCCATTGCAGCCGCTGTAGACAAAACAGAACGCGGTGTTAGGACCCTCCTTACTCGCCGTGGAATTACGGTAGCTAACTATGACGGAGCCGCTAAGCAGGCTAAAGCCCGCGCTAAAGCTGAAACTGTAGCGTAATACTTATATATAAGTATAAAGCACGGTAGAGAAATCTACCGTGCTTTTTCATGTAAAGGATTGACTACGATGGAGATAGATCAGTTACCAAAAAATAGCGGTATTTACTGTATGTATTTTGAACAGATATACAATAAAGTATATATAGGATGTTCAATAAATATTCATAAAAGAATAACGGATCATTTAGGTGATTTAAGAAGAAATAATCACTGTAATTACTTATTACAAAATGCATACAATAAATATGGTTGTCCCCAGGTAGAAGTATTAGAGTTATGCTCAGGTGAATTTTTAGCTGAAAAAGAAGTTAGTTATATTGAGGAGTTTGATTCATTTTATAATGGATTTAATCTTACCCCCGGCGCAGAAGGAAGGTGTTTTGGTGAAGATAATGGCGCAGCCAAATACACTGAAAAAGTATATAAAGCAGTATTATTTGAATTAGCCTATACTAATAAATCCTGCCAGCAAATAGCAAATGAAATAGGTGTCACTAGAGGTATTGTAAAACAGATAAGTGGGTTAAAAACACACCACTATTTAAAAGAATCTTATCCTGAAGAATATAGTATGATAGAGCGGAAACACAATACTAAGGATAACTCTGCAAAAAGCAAGGGCATAAGCTACCCTATTTTAATATCTCCTATCGGAGAAGAATTTCAGGTAGAGAATATACATAAATTTGCCGAAGAGCACAGTTTACAGTATCAAAATCTACATAAGGTATTAACAGGTAAGAGAAAGCATCATCTTAACTGGCACCTAAAAGGAACAGTTTTATGAAAGTACACATTGAGTATTACGATGGGGATAGCTTTACAGTTGAAGAAGTAGTAAAGTTAGCGCAACATAATTATGGCAAGTCCGCCCATGTAGAAGTGCAGGCGGACTCTCCCGCGCCACACGACGAAATATACTTCGCTTTACAGCAGATGGTTACGTATAGACAGTTATCTTTATTGTATGATAATAAAGACACGTATCAGAAGGATATTAAGATGCTGAGAGCGGAAGTACTAAGTAAACTAGAAGATATTCTTGACTCAGTAATTATTGATAATGAATCAAGGGTAGCATAGTAAATGGATACTAGTGCAATTGTACTTAACAAATTGCTACTAGATCGCAACCTTGACGTATGGGCTAAGTTAAAATTAGCTTTCCTAGATTCTGCGTACGCTACTCTATATAGTGCTATTTCTAGACACTATGATAAGTACTCATCCGTACCTTCCTTCGAAGAACTAGAACTAGAAGCTAGAGACCAGAGCTGGACCAAGACCTTAGCTGCAATTAAGCTAATCGACGAGCCAGACATTAGTGCCGAGGTTGCACTAGACGCATTACTAGACCAATATACACAAAATCAAACAATAAATCTTTTAGATAAATTCGTAGACAAACTACCAATTTACGATAGCGCAGAAATTAAAGAATCATTAGCTAATATAGTATTAACGCTGGACGAGAAGACGCTAACTACAGAGGGCGTATATACCATGGCGGATATTATGTTATTCAAGAATAGTGCCGATCTAGCAAGGGATCGAGTATTCTTAGGACTAAACAACCAATTCGACTCGGTGTTGGGCGGAGTTGCGCGTCAAGAACTTATTCTAGTCGGCGGTCCTCGAGGTAGTGGAAAATCTATTACTTCCAGCAATATAGTAGTTAATCAATATGAAATGGGTAATAGTAGTGTACTGTTTACTATTGAAATGTTGGCCCATGAAGTACATGAACGTAATTGTGCGATCCTAGCTAATGTGTCCTACATGGGACTGAAACAAGGTACACTTAGTGCGGAAGACTGGCTAAAAGTAGTTAAAGTACGTGCAGGAATGTTCGTAGATGCCGATGATCTAGTACGTGAGTACATGCTACATAGAGATAGATTTAAGTTTGAGTCTACTCTAGTCAAAGAAAAGTTACTGAAGCCAGATAATCAGATAATTATTATCGACGATAGGGCTTTAACTCTTAGCTCTATTGATTTGCATTTAGGGAAACTAAGAGCAAGATTTGGAGATAAACTAAAAGTTTGCGTAGTGGACTATTTAAACCAGATTATTCACGGAGAAGCTCAGAGAGACAGTAAGTTTGACTGGAAGAACCAAGTAGAGATATCCGGTGGGCTTAAGAACCAAGCTAGAAAGCACGATGTAGTGCTATTTAGTCCTTATCAAATTGATGCTAGTGGCGAGGCTCGCTTCGCTAAAGGCATTTTGGATGCTGCTGATATTGCTATGATCCTACAAGCTCATGATAAGGAAACAGGTGCTATGTCTTTCGATACTACTAAGATTCGTGGAGGTCCTCCGCTGAAGTTTACTAGCCCAATCAACTGGGAAACTTTGAGAATTAGTCCTGAATCAATTGAAAAGCCTGAAGCTAAAGAAACCGTTAAACGCGCAAAGAAATCAGAAAAAACTGGAGAAAGTGCAACTGATACTCCTCCATGGGATGTATAAATGAGTGACGCAGTAGCAAATCTATTATCAGCGAATAACATTAGTTTTATTCCATCAGGGAAGGATTACCTAATAAGGTGTCTAAACCCCGAGCATGATGATAATAATCCCTCATGCAGAGTGGATAAATTAAGTGGGATCACACACTGCTTTTCATGTAATTGGAAACGAAACATATTCAAACACTTCGGAGTATTTAGTAGTAATACTCCAGTAAAAGTAGCAAAGCTAAAGCAGAAAATACAAGACTTAAGAGACGCTAATATAGAGATCGGATTACCTGAGGGAGCTACTCCTTATACTCAGGTATTCAGAGGACTCAGCGTAGCAACCCTTAAGCACTTTGGCGCTTTTTATACTCATAAAGTAGAAGCCCTGGAAGATAGGGTAGTTTTCCCAATTAAGGATATAACTGGGAGATTAATAGCTACTATTGGTAGACACGTATTATCGGATGCAAATCCTAGATATAAGGTCTATCCTAGTGGTAAGCCTTTACCCCTATATCCAGCTTTACTCGAAGACAGTAATAAAAAGCTAGTCTTAGTAGAAGGCATACTAGATATGCTGAATCTATTCGATAAAGGAATGCGTAATGTAGTATGTACATTCGGTACTAGTACTATTTCTACTGAAAACGTATCCACTAAGCTTATGCCTTACAGAGTACAAGGCGTTGAGAAAATCTACATAATGTATGATGGAGATAACGCCGGACGAGAAGCAGCAAAACATATAAAACCTATCATAGAATCAGATGGATTCATTGTGGAGGTTTTAGAACTAGAAGAAGGTACTGATCCTGGAGATATGTCTCAGGAATCGGTAGATATGATGAAGGAATATACAAGTTGAAAATAGTACTAATAGACAAAGCACCTTCTCGCAATGATTACACTAAATACTTTCCTTTCGAATTCGAACACTATCATATGAGTAGTGTTCCTATTGCTAAGTTATTAAAGAAAGACGTAGACTTAGATATTGATCTTGATCTATACGATCTAGTAATCTTAGTAGGGTCGGAAGCTGCTAAGGAATACGCTAAGATCACTAGTGTAACGAACTATGCAGGGCAGCTAATGCATGATAAGTTTGTTTGCATTAGTAATCCCGCGATGTTAATATTCAAACCAGAGGGTAAGCCAGAGTTTGAGCGCGCAGTAGCTAAAATAATTGGTTATGCCAATGGTAAGCAAGGCGATGTAGTAAGTGGTGACTTCAAAGGAATTGATAATGAAGAAGAAGCCTACGAGTTTCTTTGGGAAGTTCTAAATAACGGAACTAAGTTTGTAAGTATAGACACAGAAGGTACAGCATTATATCCTCGCGATGGATATGTACTGGGAATTTCGTTTACTTATAAACCAAAACAGGGTAGGTACATACTTACTGATGTTTTAACCGATAGACACTTTTATCTAATACAACAAATTGTAGATAAGTTTGAAATCATATTTCACAATCTAAAGTATGACGTGAAAATGATTGAGTACCATACACCTATTCGTTTCCGTAGAGATCACTCTCATGATACGATGGTTATGCATTATGTACTAGACGAGAATAGTCCACACGGTCTAAAGCCCCTGGCACTAAAGTATACTAACTACGGTGATTATGACTCGCCTTTGGAGGAATTTAAGAAGTCTTACTGTGCGCAGCACGGTATACTGCAAGAAAACTTTACTTATGACTTAATTCCCTTCGATATTATCTGCGTATATGCTAG